AACTGTGATAGTGAATGATGTAGAGCAGGCACACACACATCCTGTGCTTGATAATTATAACAAGACTATTGACCAACCTAATGCTTTTGAAATTAACACAAGCATACAGAGGTGTCTTGTAAAGGCTATTGCTTTACATGGTCTTGGAATACACATATATGCTGGAGAGGATTTACCACCAAGTCCTCCAATAGATGCATCACAGCAAAAGAAATTGTTAACATTACTTGAAAAGCAAAACAAGGACGAAGGTGTGATTAATGTGGTAATGGGGCAGATAGGTAATGGAACAATCAATCAGGGTAATTTCCAAAAAGCTTTGGAACATTACGAAAGTAAATAACAACAATAAAAAAGAGGATAATAATGAGTACAATGACTGAAACATTGCAGGACGAGTCGTTTTTCATTCCTAGTGAAGATGGTAATACGACAGAGACTAAGTACACTCCTAAAGTTGCAGGGGAATATTTAGGTCATATCACTAACCTCATCGAGAGTGAGCGAGAGTTTGTTCGTGATGGCAGAACCTTAAAGGCAAAGATTTATAATTTTAAAATCCATGTCGCAAGTGAAAATGCTACCATGAAGTACACATACCAAGATAAACATGGAACTCAGCGTGAGCATGATGGAACATCTTATGTAGATTGGGACATCGTGGCTGATGGAGTGTTTAGGTTCTTAGAACCAAAGGAAGGCGATACGTTTGAAAGTAATGCTACTGACAATCAACGCTATTCACGTTTTTGTGAAGCACTTGGTATAGAAACGAAACAAGAAGAAAGAACTGTAAATGGTAAAACTGTTAAGGTTCATATTCTTCCATCAATCACAGCAGAGCAGATAAATGGAACTCCAGTTATAGCGGTAGTTGGACGTGGAAAAGACTGGGTTAACAATAAAGGCAAAACTGTTCCTTCATGGAGAGCTAAGTTCGTGAAAAGATGGGAAAGTGGTAAACGCTTATCTACAATGACTTCTGATGATCTTCCATTCTAATGACTGTAAAGAAAAGATTAGCAAGGATACTTGTTAGGACGTTTAAGCGTAAACCTCACAGGGTTGCAAAGCTTTTAGGTATAAGCAGAGCAACTGTATATAGGTATATACAAAACTCATAGTATATTGGGTTATGCTATAGTTAGCAGGGGGGTGCATTGGAGTACTCCCCTGCATTAATATGAAGAAAAATCTACAAAAAATAATGAATAAAAAGTCTGCAAGAAAAAAATTAGAATGGGCACGAAAGAAACGTAACCAAAGAAAAACACCATACCCTTTTGGGTTTGAATATAATAAGGAGAGAAAATGAAAAGAAGTAACCTGCCACCAGATGATGGTGGTATAAATGATTGGGGTTTGACCTATAATACAGATTATGCAGTTTCAGCTAGAAAAAAAAGAGACAATGACAGATTATCTTTTTCTGTTAAGCTTTGTCCTTCTTGTAATACAGCATATGAATTAGTCTTGAATCAATACAAGCAAGAATCACAGGTGCATTATTATAACCACTTTTATAAAAGAGGCTTGCATAAGCAAACGTGTCCAAAATGTATGTAGATGAATTTACAGAAATTATAAAAGGATTACAAGATGTTGTGTCATCTCTGCACAGAGAAAATAGAGAGCTAAAGAAAGAGATAGATGTTATCAGTGAAATTCTTCATGCCCATTTACCTGTAATTGAGGAGAAAAAATGACTAAGAAAGAAATAGTAAACATCTGGTACGAAACCCAGGTTGGTCACTATAAAAAATGCAGAGAAAAACAACTTGAGTTCTCTGATATAATGTGGAAACTATATGAAGAACTATATGAAGGGGTAAACGATGAACACAAAGATACTTGACTTAATAGAAGAAAGGCTGATAATTGGTGAAAGAAAATATGGCAATGAAAATGTTATAAATGATGGTAGAGATTTTGTTCAGGAAGCACTTGAAGAAGCACTTGATTGTGCAGTATATTTAGCAGCTAAATTAATCGAAATAAAAAACAAAAGAAAGGAAGATATAGAATGGGAAGAGCAATAGATGTAGACAACAGACTTGATGGTCATGGCAACAGACTTGATGGTCATGGCAACAGGCTTGATGACTACGAAAGAAGATTGAAACTAGTAGAAGATGCCTTAGAAGAAATGGTACAGACAAGAGTGCATCACGTAGACCTTCATGATAAAGAAGAGTTTACACCGCCAGTTGGTAAACGTAAAATAACTACAAAAAGAAAGACTGTCGTAATTGAAAAAGATAACGCAGAGGCTTAGGGACTACCTAAGAAAGAAGTATGGGTCTGACGATTATTTCACTACTAGAAGAGAAGCCATTTTATCCTTACGTCTGCGGTATGTGCCAGGTCGCTACAAGAAAAAATAAATTCTTTTGGAAAAGCTGGTTTACAGGAGATGAATTAAGTATATGTAGAGAGTGTGCGTACAGAGAGAAGTATGGAACTAAAGGAATGATTAAGGCAAAAAAGGAGAAGTTACTTGAAAAAGAAGGCGACAAAGCAACAAACACAAAAAGTCTTGGAAGGACTTATTGGAGACATACAAGCCATCTTTCACAGGATGGTTAATACCGAACATGTTGTTGGACTATACATAGAATACAAGGGAGATGAAGGTGGCTTTAATAAATTTTTAGAAGATAGGGCAAAGAAGAATGAAGCCGACAGTAAAAAGTGAGCTTGATTTTGTATATATAACTTCAGCAGGCACAAGGTATTTAAACAGGTTAGATGCTCTTTGTGCAGAAGGATCAATACAACAAGCAAGAGAATTTAAACAAACAAAACAGGAGAGAATAATGGATTATATAGAGGTAATGCTGAAAGTATTTAGTGATAAGAATTGGGGAGTTTATTATAGAAGTGAACCAATGCACACATTAAGTATGCAGGAAGGTGCAGCTCTTTATAAAATTAATGAAGTCGATGAAGACGAAGTTGAAAGGGTAATAAAAGGGGCAATAGAAGAATGTTTGCAGACAAAGTACCAGAGTTCAGAACAAACCAAGAACGACAATACTGGATAATATCTTTTTACGAATCACAGATAAAGAGTTTCCTTAAAAACGCAGGCAAGGAGACTATAAATGGCGTAAAAATAACATCAAGGCTGATAAAAGTTACGATGGAGAGATATACTAGGTTATTGGAGAAATATAGTGCTACTAATTGGTGACTGTTTTGAAAAGGTAAAAGAAATTGAAGAAAGTTCCGTACAAGCAATAATTACATCCCCCCCTTATTGGGGTCTTAGAGATTATGATAGTGATGGGCAACTTGGAGATGAAGATACTCCTGAAGAATTTGCACAAAAATTAACCCTGTTTTTTAGAGCATGTAAACGTGTACTTAAAGATGACGGTACATTGTGGGTAAACATTGGAGATACATACTTTGGTGCTAAAGGTGGGCATTGGGAAGGTGGTAACTCTATTACAAATGATGAAACAGGTGGAGAATATAGGATGCAACGTAAAGCTCCACCAAAACATGTACGATTAAAAACTAAAGACTTATGTGGTGTTCCTTGGATGTTAGCATTCTTACTACAATCTGATGGTTGGTATCTAAGGCAAGACATAATATGGCATAAACCTAACCCTATGCCTGAGGCTGTTAAAGATAGGTGCGTAAAATCTCACGAATACATATTTCTATTATCATTAAAACCTCATTACTATTTTGACTATAAGGCTATACAGGAAAAGGCTATTTATGTAGGTGATAATAGAGCATCACGTGGAGACAGTCGTAGAGATGTAGACCTTGCTGCTAGCATGGCAGCTGAATCGCAGCCAACAGGAGAGTTTAGAAACAAACGTAGTGTGTGGTCAATAAATACAGCACAATCTAGAGAAGCACATTTTGCGGTATTCCCCGAAAAGATACCAGAGCTATGTATAAAGGCAGGAAGTAGAGAAGGAGATACTGTTCTTGATCCTTTTATGGGTAGTGGAACGACAGCATCAGTTGCACAAAGACTTGGGAGGAAGTGGATTGGGATTGAATTAAATGATGACTATGCAAGATTTATTAACACCAAGACAGCACAGAAGGAATTATTTTAATATGACAGAAGAGAGAAACATAGAAATGACTGTCATTGGAACGCTTATAGGTTCACCAGATAGATATAATGATGTAGCAAAATACATATTAGATAACAGTGTTTGGAGTGACGTAAGATGTAGAAGATTGTGGAATCTAATCTCTGGCATGATAAAAAGAAGAGAACACGTTGACTCTATAACGATAGTAGCATCTCTTGAAACAGAAGATAAGATGCTTGGAGTAGATAGTGTATATATAGTAGACTGTGTTGAGAATCGTGGCTTAGATACTGCTGTTGAAGTATATGCTAAAAAGATGTATGAAAAGCATTTACTTGGACTTGTAGCAGAATCAGCAAGATCAATAGAGAAGAGTGCTAAAGAGAATACTGTCAATGCTTTAGATGTTTTAGTGAATGCTCATACACAGATTGGTGAGCTTATATCTTTAAGACCAGACAATACATTTGATATTAATGAGGCACTTGGAGATGCTATTGAATCCATAAGGAATACTGATAAACTACTTGTAAAGACAGGCTTTGAAAATATAGATAAGTTTGCAGGCGGACTTACAAGGGGAGAAATTACTATAGTTGGTGGCAGACCTGGACATGGTAAGTCAACAGTTCTTTTAAACTTACTTAGTAGTATCCTTAGTAGTGGAAAGAAAATAATTTTATTTAACAGGGAACTAACTAACGTTGAAGTATTAAAAAAGCTCTTAGCATTAGAGTCAGGAAAACTATCTTATGCATTAATACGGCAGGGAATATATGATGCAAACCAACTTAATGAACTTGACAATGCAAGAGAAATGATAGCAAAGAAATATAGCCCTGATAGATTTAGGATGTATGATAGCCTTAGAGATTTTGCATCATCTGCTACAGAGGTAAAGAAGTTTAAACCCGATGTTATTATTGATGACTATATTCAACTCATAACACCAGCAGGTAAGGAAGACCAACGTAGACTTCAGCTTGAGCGAATAGTTAACGATTACAAATGGATTGCAAAAGAGTACAAATGCTCAGTAATATTAGCATCACAGCTTAATAGGGCATTGGAGACAAGAGGTAATCAAAGACCCCAGCTCTCTGATCTCGCAGAGTCAGGAGCAATAGAACAAGTTGCGGAGAACGTTTTCTTCGTGTTTTACCCCTACAAGCTAGACCAAAAACCAGAGAACAAACATAAGATGGTACTTGTAGCTGCTAAAGTTAGATATGGAGAAACAGGTAACATAGCTATGGCTTTTGATGGAGATAAGTGTAAAATATATAACTCAGAAGAAGAGCTGTTTTCTTCTAATACACCATTAAAGGAGATTATAACTAGTGACTTGCCACTTTAAAGCACCATTTAAAAAGTGTATTGGAATAGACCCAGGAAAAAGCGGAGGTGTCGCAGTCATAGAAAAGGATGGGACTACAAAAGTATATAAGTGTCCAACAACAGTTAAAGACATGGCATTACTTATTGGCATGTGTCTCAACGATGTCGCAGCATATAGAACTGCTGTATTCTTAGAAAAGGTATGGGCATTCCCAACTGATGCACGTAAGACAGCTTTTGTGTTTGGAACTAACTATGGACAATGGCAAGGAATACTTGCTTCACATGAATTAGAGATAAGGTATGTAACTCCAAAGGAATGGCAGGCACATTTTAATATAAAGAAGGGCTTACCTAAACAAGTTAGAAAGAAACAATTAAAAGATATAGCTATGAAAAGAAACCCTGAAACTAAAAAAATAACACTAAGTACAGCTGATGCATTACTTATAGCTATGTACGGAAAAGAGGCTATGTTAAGTGCTGGGTAGGGTTATGTACCAAAAAATAGAGAAAGTGGCTTATAGGGTACTATACGGAGCTTATCTGCTCCCATATTGACCTTCTAAAGCATAATAGTGAGTGATTTAAAAGAATTAATACCTACAATGTACTTTCGTGATAGTGATGGAGACTACCACAAATGTCATAAACTACTACCAGATATTAGAAGAATATTTGGAGAAATAGAATATATAGATGGAGAACCTGTGGAAATAATACCTAACGAAACAAAAGTAAGAAAACCTAAAATTGATGTGTACTATTCAAGATCAATAAATGAAGATGGAACATTTTCAAATGAGGTTGATGAGAACAATCAGAAGTATGTTGCAAGTGTTATAAGAAATACTTGGAAATGCAGAGTACTTGAGTACCCTAAAACATCTCCTATTGATTATTACATAGAGAAAGATGGAAGGGGATGCTTTGGAGATAATAAGACAAGACTGTCAAAACCATTAGACTATGGCATTCTTAATGTGAGAAAGTATCTTGTACTTATGGATGCAGCTAGATTGTATGACTGCCCTTCATTTGTATTCTTCTATGATGAAACTGGGGTTTATTATTCTGATGTAAGGAAAGTTAAGGGGTATGAAACTTTTTTAGTAGGGTCAAAAACTAAAAAATCCTCATGTGATAAACAAGAGCCAGCAGTTAAGATATTCAAAAAAGATATGAAGAGGTTGCTTTAAAGATTAGGAAATGCTGACCATTCATTTCTCCATTTAGGATCAGCTATTACTCTTAAATATCTTCTTAATCTAACTTGATATTGTGCTTTAACAGACTCAGCCATTCGTTTATTTTCTGGAGTAAGCCAATCTAAAAATTGTTGCTGTTTAGATTTTGTTGTTCCTTCCATTTTATCAGATATATTATAAGGATCATATAGTTTTATAGTTTGTTTTATAGACTGCCTTACGCTCTTAGCTACTTTCCAAGGTTGCATGTAAGGGTCATCTTGCAGTTCCATATCTACAATAGCACTAAAAGCTTTCCAATACTCTTTTCCAATATCTTCGTCTGACCCAAACATCATTGCATATTTTAAATTTCTATAATAAGGTGATCTTCTTGAAATTGCTCCCTCATCAGAATAACGTGCTTCACCTTTTTCCTTTAAATATTTATGCTTCATTGAACGTATCTGCATAAAGTCTTTATAATACTTAGATGAATGTACTTTAGGAAAGGCATCTCCAAATTGACCAACAATGACAGCTGTCTTTTTTGCATAATCTGTTGCAGCTTGAGAGAGAGATTTACCACCAAGCATGTATTGTCTAAACTCAGTTCCAGCTTGGCTTAAATTTCTAAGTATAATTGGAGTATTAAGTGGAACTGCTAAATCTTTTTCATGCGGACTTAAAGCTTCTCCAAACATTCCAAAGAACTCTGATCTCCAAAGATTCATCATCACATCGCTAAACCAATCTCCCTGTAATTTTTCAGAGCCGACAGGTTTAATTTTGCCAAATAGCTCATCATACATGGCATATAAAACTGCACCACTAACAGAATGGGCTAAAGCTGCACGTGCAAGTGGCATAATATTACCAAACTCTACAATTGGTTTTATAAAATTTCTATGAGTATCAATTGTAGTAGCTGTAGCAATACGTTGGAACAAGGTAAATGGCTTTGCTTCCTTAGATGACATCCACAAAGGAAGTAATACAGTAGATGTTCCACCTTGTGCTGATACGTGAGAGAAATGTCCTACTTTATGAAGTATTTCTGCATGCTTTGACATTGCTTCTTGTGATGAAAAATCTTTTGCATTTTTAAGAAAGCTTATTTCTTCTGCATCTAAATGCCAAAGTTCTTCCATAAGTCTTTGCATACGCTTCTTATTTGTGCCCATCTTAAACATTCCACCTTCGCCACGAAGTATAGATTGAGCTTGAGCAAAATATAAGTGACCAGCATGGGAAGATACAATTCTGTTGAAGTTTTCAGTAGGTGTCATCCAATTTATATACTTAAACATATTTCTAAGATTAAAAAATCTTCCAATACCAATAGTACCAAGCTCTAAAGTTTTAGCACCATATTCAAGCTCTCCTCTACGCCTTGCTTCATGATATGCCAGTGAACTGAAACTTTTTTTGATACCACTCATTGTATTTAAAAATCCAAAATCACCTATTGATCTTGGTATACCAATAAGTAAATTCTTTATACCAGACATAGGAGATGAAAGACCGAGAGCTGCTGATGTATGTGTAAGAGCACCAAGCACTCTATATGTAGGCATATTAAGTGCCTGCATTTCAGTCTTGTCAATTCCAAGTTGTCTCTTTATAGCTTTAATAGAATATCCAGCCATATCAGGTCTAGTTTCCATTTGTTCCATAATCTTACGTTTATTCATGTCTATTTTATACTTACTACCAACACCAGTCCACTCAGGGAAAAGACGTACACTTGCAAGATACTTAGACATTCTAGTTACATAAGTCTCAGCAGTAGCAGACATTGAATCGTCATAAACCTTAATCTTTTCAAGTCTACCCTTATCATTTGTTACTTCAACATGTTCTTTCAATAAAGAATTACGTTCAATAAGATGTGGATTTTTAACAGTTGCATAACCATACACCATAGAATCATAAAGTTCTGTACGAACATCTTCATAGAACTCTTGACCTTCTTTTGTAGATATATCTTTTAATCGTTCTTCAAGAATTTTAATTTCTTCTTCAGAACCTACTTTCAATCTTTTTTTAGCCTCAGCTCTTGCAGCTCCACCCTTTATATTTTCATTAACAAGATCAGCTATAAAGTTTTTATCTTTTTCAATGTATTCAAGACCCTTCTTTGTGAGCCTACGTGTCATATAGCCATCAACTTTTTTACGATCAAGTTCTTTCATTATATCTTTAACTTCTTGTGGTGTTTGATGCTTGCTAAGTTCAGTTTCTAATGACTTCCAATAAAATTCTGATAAGGCATTCCAAGTTTGATGAGCCTTATATTCATCAGAGTTTTTATTTGGATTTTTGCCGAAGACATTATCATAAAAAGACCTTTCTTCTACTGTTAAATTACCTTCATCATAATTTCTTTTAGCCCTCTCCTTATCAAACAAATGTATATACTTTATTTTATTACCAAGTCTTTTCTTTATTGTATGCATAGCCTGATCTCCTGGCCCTCTGTATTTAACATGCTCTACCCATTCGTGATCTAAAAGGCTCTTTGCTATCTTCTTACCAGGTTCACCACCATAGTTTTTTAGAACAAGCCATACAGGCATCATACCTCTTGATACATATTGTTTCCAACTAAATTTCTTACTTCCTAATTCCTGAACTTCATCAAAGTTGGATCGTTCAAGGACTGGCTTATCATACTGCTGACGTATGTATGAAGAATATTCTTGAGCCTGTTCTTTAGATGCATACTCATACATACCATCTTTAACACCCATAAGTTTAAGTATTTGTGTAGATGCTTCTGGAGATACATGATACTGTTTATTAATATCAGGTATTGTAAGTCTTGCAAGACTACTATTTTTACCACCACCCTTAGCATCAGTAAGTATTTTTTCATAATCTCTTACTTGCTCAACAGTATATTTGTGAAGTTTGCCAGTTAAATTTGTTGTACCAAATACATCTAACCTTGCCTTCCTTTTTACACTTGGATCAACCTTATCTTCAAGCCCATTGACTTTTATACGATTCATTACATTTCTAATATTTTGAGCGGTTTGATATTTGGTTGCAGTCTCGACCAATCTACCTTCAGGAAGCTTTCCTTCAAGAACTTTTTCACCGAGAAGACGAGTAATATCTGCTTCATTATGAATACCAAGTTTTGTTTTCATGTTACTCCAAAACTTTTGTAGCCAATTTTTAACTTTACTTGCCATTGATTTATTACGCATTCTACCTGCAACAAATTCACCAATAGATTGTACAAGTCCTTCTTCACCATTAAATTTACTTTCACCTTCACGTATAAGGTCTTTACTTTTCTTATCACCAAATGCACGAAGAATATCAACTACGTGGTGAGATATTTCATGGGGAATAGTATCAGCTCTAGCACGCCCTCTAGCAATCTCAGCTACATAGCCAGATACACGACCAAGTATATATTCACCTTGAAACTTACCAAGCTTATCTTTTAAATATATTTCAAACTCAGGATATTTTTCTTTAAAGTATTTGATCTGAGCCTTCATCTCTTTTAGGGAAGTTCCCATCTCGGAAGCAGCTGATTCAAGTTGAAGTTTATGTTCTTTAGTTGTTATTTCTGTTGGAGCTACATAACGCTTAGTTGCTATTGTAGTTTGATGCCCCCTTCCCTCAGCAGCAGCTCTTAACCTAGCCTGATCTGCTTCAGTTTCATAAACTCTTCTATATATTTCAGCAGGACTTCTACCAAAAGAAGCCCTAGTCATTCCTTTTCCTTCTGTTAATGCCCCAGGGATTGGCTCACCCCATCCATAGACCTCTCCCTCAAATGATTGATAGACATTTATTTCTCCACCAGATTTTTCAACCGCCTCATATGTTATCTTACCAAATTCTTCTGGAGTTATTTTAAATACACCCTCTTTGCCTTTTAGATTATTAGCCTTCATGTAGGCATCTAAATCTTTTGCAAGGTCTAAATCTACCTTTATACGAACTTTACCATCTTTAGAAGTTTTAAATCCAATTGCACCTGTTTCTGGATTTACTTGATCCGCTTCAAGATAACGTATTTCCCCTGTTCTAGCTCTAAATAAATTAGCAACTCTTATTGCAAGAGATGCACCCTCTCCACTAAGTTCTCCAACCTTGCTTTGCTTTTTAGACCAATCAGCAGCATCATCTATTGCCTCTCTTGGTGTCTTTCCAACCTTTCCAACAACGACAGCTCTCTCACCCTCAACAACAGGTTTTGTTAAGCCCTCCGTAATTCTTTTTCTTAGTGGAAGGAAATCTGCAAGACCAGCATTAGACATTTTAGACAAGTTATCATAAATACGTATTCCTTGGCTTCTTATAAAATTAGATTTATTAGCTGGGATGCCTAGCTTGTTCCACTCAGCCTTACTAACAAAAACATCATAGCCTAGTTTTTCAGTAACATAATCTCTTGCAAGATTTTTAATTTGAGTATCACTCAACTTTGTTATATTTTCTTTATATCTTTTTTCTACCCAATTTAGAAATTCAGATGTTTCTTTAACAGCACCAAGCAAATTCTTTTGACGTGACTGATTAATAACTTCAGCTAAAATATTTTTGTGAGTTCTAGCAACTTTAGAAAGTTTTAAAGGCTTTCCTTCCGCATCTGCCTCTGGAAATGCTTTATCTATTTCAATAAGAGCATTGTCTTTTGGGGTCTTTACTCTCCCTTCTTTTGTTTTTAATGGTTTGCCAGTACCCTCTTTTGCCTGTTGGATAATAGAATCAACATCCTTTTTAGATATTTTGCTTGGGTCTCTTCTGCCTTGCAACTCAGCAATACTCATTGTCTGACCTTTTTTCCTACCTTCTAAATCTGCAAGCCTATCCTGTTCTTGCTCCAATCTTTTAGTAGCTTTCTGCCTTCCCTCAATAGACTCTAAATCATAGCCACCCTCTTTACTAAAGTCAAATCGTGTCTGCGTTTTTCCATCTATTAAAATTGGTTTCCCATCTTGATCTTTAAGAATATTTTCATATTCAATTATCTCTCTACGCCAAGGCTCTAGCGGAGCTTCTTCACCCTTGCCATGATTTCCATCTGTTTCTTCAGACAATTTAACTAAGTCATCTAAAGTTCTTTCAAAGTCACGTTTAGAATTTTTATAAAATGGAGCAACTGCATCACTAGCATTTTTTATTAATCTATCCTCAACAGCAATTAAGCTATTTAAAGCATTTTTAAAATCTACAACTGTATCTTCGGATATATCACCAGACTCTCTAATACGATTAATGGTAGAACGTAGGGCACGATACTCTTCTAAATTTTTAGTATGCTCGGCATCAACTCCAGTCTTCTCACCATATAGCATATCTATATCACGAAGAAGCTGATCAGCTTGGTCTATCTTACCTTCGCCTCTTAATTTTCTTTCTTGTGCTATGTATCCCTGTAAAATATTATCTAAAGCCCTGCCCTCAGATGTGACACCATCTTCTTTAACTCCAAGCTTTTCCCTCTCAGCAGCTTCAAGCATATCAAGATGCATGTTTCCTTTATCAAATAATTTTTCTACAACCTTTCCCTTGACTTTGAGTACACCAAATAAACCTAGGTTTTTAAAGTATGATTTTAATGCATCTTGGTATCTAAAATCTCCACCATTCATTACATTTTCATATTGCTCAGCAGCAGTGAATACACCAGATTCAGCACCTATTTGCCCTATAGTACCTGAAGCTATAAGTTTAGCATGGTCAGTCCCAGTAAGCATCTTAGTAGCTTCTTTAGTTCCCATTCCATACTTCCCCGCAAGCTTACCTGCACCTTCAAAACTACGAATAAGCTCGGCATTTACATATCCTAATCCACCACCAACTCCACCTGCAATACCACCAAGAACAGCACCATGCATAGCACCATCAGTAACGCCTTCCCATACATCATTACCATCAATAGCAGCTTGTACACCACCTATAGCACCCTCATAAACAGAAAGAGCACCAGCCTGTTGTGCCATTTGGGGAATTATGTGTCCCATTCCAATTTGTCTTGCTGCCCTAGCCATTTTAACATTTACACCAGCAAGTGCAAGACCACCCCTAGCAGCTGCTCCACCAGCAGCCATAGCAAGAAAGTCAAGTGGCATCATAAATGAAAGGGCAGTTGAACCTATATCTTCTAATACATTAAGATTATAACCTTTATCAAGGTTATAGCGTTGCTTCCCTGTTAACATTTTATCCACCATTCCCTGCAACGATCTATTATAAGCTTCTCTAGTCCAATTCCAAGATTTTTCATTAATTGGGCCATCAAGCCAAGATTGAAATGAATTTAAATAATCTGGGGAGTCGTTTACAGGAGACTCATAGATTCCTTCACCACGCTGAAGTCTTTCTCTTTCAGCATTAATATTAAATGGCATTTATTCTTCCCCTTCTTCTGGATTCCAATTTTTAACTATATTATATATATCAGTAACAGCTAAACCAGCACCAACAAGAGATGTAGCAAGTGAGAACCAACCACCACCAAGTACCGCAGCAGTACCAATCTTTTTTGCTGTATTTTTAGCCATAAATCTTAATAAATATTGTTGACCTTTAGGACTTTGTATAATTCTTTTAAGCTGGGGAAAGAATTTCTTTACTGTCATTTTCTCTGCTGCATAACCAGCAGTAATATCAACAGCAATTCTTGGAGCACCTTCAAATTCAAATCCAAATACCTTATCAGTTAATATACTTCCTATAGCATATCTTTGTCCTAGTTTTGGAAGTCCGCCTTTAGCCTTCCATAAATTCCATTTATCTGTTGTACCTTTTTTAAATAAGCTACTTATTATCCTAGGTTTAGTCTTAAACTTTTTAGCCCATCTTTTTGACATACTGTCTTTAATGTTATCTATCTTAGAAGTTGCTTTAGTAAGGTCTCTTTTATTTTGATTTAAACGAAGTCTCTCTTTTACGTCAAGGGTTTTTATGCCCTCGGCATTTTTTATTTTAGTTTTAAGCTCTGCTATATCAGTTTCTAAGCTTTCTATGTTTTTTAGATTAGCACCAACATCTTTTGAGCTTAAAAATTCTCTTATTTGGCCTGGTCTTAAATGTGTAAGCTCTTCTATATATTTCCCAGCTTTGATAGTAACATCAGCTACTTTTGCTCCAGCCTTTGCAATATTTTCTGCCTGATATGCTGCACCAGCAACACCAATACCAATGCCAAGCTTCCCTAATGCACTCGTATCTTCATCTGATATACCCGCAGCTTCTTTTACTTTTTCCGCCCTACCTTTTGGCTCACCCACAGTTGCTTTTACTTGTGGAACATCTAATATAGTTTTCTCACCCTTACCAGACAAGATTTGTTCTTGTATATTTGGAGGTATCTCATGTAATGAAAGATCGGCAGTTCTAAGAAAATCAGTTCCAGTTAAATCTATATTAGTACTATTAAGATTATTTAATTGCTGTGGAAGAGAATCATATTCTTTTATTAAGCTATTTAAAAATTTTCTCTCAACACTACCTTCGGGTGTAGCACTTAATTCCTCAGCAGTAATATTTATAGTTAGTCCCGACAATTGATCTTTAAATGGAATAACACCACTATTCTCAAGTAAATTATGTAATTGTGAATATCTTTTTGCACCAGTAAGAAGCTCGTTAGTATTAAAAGTAATAGCAGCTGTCTTGCCAACCTTCTCGTCATTATAATATTTTGCCACAGGAGCATAATTAAGATTTTCCCAAGCATCAGTATAGGCTTGCATCTCTCTATCATCAATTAAATCATCTTCTCTTGCTTCTGCTAAAAGAAAATCATTTATATTTTTGGCATTTGTAAGTTCTGTATTGATATGTTGAAATGGTTTTAATTCAAGTCTATCAGCAAAATCAATCTTCATCTTATTCGTATGATCCATCCATTCCTTTTGCATCTCTTTTATAATTTTATAATCATTTTCATCCAATGTACGCTGATTACCTTCCGCATCTACACCAATATTTTGCATATCATATGATAATTCTTTTTTTAACCGCTCACCATCAGCCACAAGAAAATTAAAATCTTTATTCTTTTCTTGCTGTGTACCAAAGTCTTCAAGCATGAATTGACCCATCTCTAAAGTATTCTCATCCATACTACCTCTATGTTTATTATAGTAGTTTTGGAATCTTTCTTTTTTTCGTTCTAAATCTTTTTCATTGAAGGTCATTGAAGTACCACGTGAAAGCTCAGACATAATACTTTGTCTTTGTGTATTCTTACGCTCATTCCATGCACGTTGCTCTTGACCCATTTCCCATGATTCTTTAAACACATCTAAATAGTCAGACTTAGTATCTCGCCCTTCTATTTTTTTAAGCTCTTGGTTTATAAGTGCCATCATATTGACATTATTAATTGCCATTCTTAACTACCCCCTGCGTCTGGTATTGCTGTTAATACATCTAAAAATGATTTTTTATTTGGGACTCTACCACCTTGCCTATAATCTACATCAGGAGTTTCAAACCATGACCCTTGCATCCAATCACTAACCCCAGCCTCAAATTCTTGTCCCGCCTGTTTCTCAAGTCCATATATATCTTGAGCATATCCTTGTTCTGCTTGCTTGAATTGCTGTGCAACATCTTTCTGAGCACCATATGCACCTCTCATTTGAGAACCCATTCCAGACCCATATGCTTGTTGCATTTGAGCACCTGCTTTACCAGCATCTTTAGATATTCCATATACATCTTTTTGAAAACCTTCTCTTGCAAATTCTTTTTCTTCCGCAGGAGCACCTGTGTACTTAGGCATCATATCTCTAATTTGAAGTTTAAGCTTATCACCTGTAATGCCAGGCATTAATGGATCGAGGGTAGCGTAAATATCCTCAATAGACCTTTGTTCACCCTGCTCATCTACAAACATTTCTTTTGTGATATTTGCAGCACCCCACTCGGTTGATGTTGCGTCTATTCTTTTCCCAGCAGCTTCGTCTATTGTATCATAATGATTAGTAGTATTTTTCGGCACTGTATTACCAGTTTTTTCCCAAGCCTTAGTATCCTCATTATAAGTATATTCATCAAATTGATGTTCTACCCTATAATTTGACTTTTGCTGGCTTCCATATCCACTATATGTTTCTCTATCTATCTCAATACCTGTATTTTTATTGAAATATTTTGCACCAGTCATAGAACCAATTGTTGCTGTATCAGCCATAACCTATCTCCCTAACATTTGTGATAGTGATTGAGTATTATTGCCACCTAATGTCTTTCCCTTAGATTCAAAATAATTAGCTATTGATGGTTGCTTAGTCTCTTCAAGTGCAGTACCACTATATGCATTGTTTTGTTGCATCTGTGCTAAAGCAAGTAGTTGCATTAATTGTTGTTGTGGAACTTGACCACCTTGAGCATAAGGTAATATTTCTTCTGAAACAGCTGTATCATCGTATTCACTACCAAATACATATGGTTCTTGATTTATTTGCTGAGACAATAAATCTTCAGGTTGGTGCAGTGGAGAATATGCCTCAGTATCAGCTGATATAGGCATGTCAGCAGCAGCACCTACATCTTCACCACCCCATTTAGTTCCAAATAAATCACCAAGACCAGCCTTAGCACCTTCTACTCCACCAAATTTCCAATCTTTCGTTCCAAGAAGTGCTTCCTTTCCTGTTATATCTCCTTTTAATAATTGTTTAGCCCCACCTAAATTACCAGCCATTCCTGCACTAATATAAGAAGAAAGTAAGTCTTTACCAAACCCACCACGTTCTTTTAGAGGGTCAACAGCCATTTGTGATTTTAAGTCTTTCTTTAGAGAGGATGCTTCATCTTCCCCATATCCATATATATCACCTTTTAATCCGCCTGTTTTAGCACCCATACCCCTCGTCATTTCATGTGCAATCTTTTTTCCACCAAATGAACCAGCAGCCATTACAAGTGGCATAAGAAGACCACCAGAGGCAATTCCAAGAGCACCACCAAGAATAGAGCCAAGTCCCATTCCTAAGCCTTTACCTAAAAGACCGCTCCACCCTTTACGTTTCTGTGCCTTTTTTGCTTGTTTTCCATATTCTTTTGCAAGTCTTTTACTTGTAGTTCTTTGTTGCCCTACACGTCTTGCTCTTGCTAAACTTATTGCCATAATATTACTCCTTACTTAATTTAATTGTGCCTCTAAGGCTGTTACTTTTTTAAATAATTTGCATTGCAAAACATGTAAATGTTTGAGCAGTACTTCCATGTGTATTATTAACTGTTATATTTCGACTACTCCCAGGATCAGTAATTGTTGAACTGGTTGCTGTAGCTATTGCTGACAAACCATCTACATAAGTACTTCCTACATTAAAACAAGAAATCATAACAGCAGATATATTAGACCTTACAATCAGAAGATAAACTCCAGCAGCTAATAATTTATTTTCACTAGCCCCAGCAGCAAGATTTGCAGTAGTCCAAGACACAGTATTCATATTGGTTTGTGAAATACTATCAAGTCCAGTTAAAGCACCAGAAATATCAGCAGCTCCATTAATATCTAATGAACCACCTTCAACTTCTCCACTAGTCTCTATCTTTCCACTTCCAGCATCTATTTTACCTGAGCAAGTAAAAGTTCCAGTTCCAGTGATATTTCCTGAGCTATCGCCAGTTAGCCAAACAACTGAACCATCTCCTGATGAAATAGAAAGTTGGTCATCAGCATCTGCTGTAACATCAGCTCCACCTATAACAACATTATCGTGTCCACTTGTAATATTATTTCCAGCATCTCGTCCTATACATATATTATCATCTCCAGTTGTTATTACATCAAGCGATCCTCCTCCTATAGCTATATTGCCAGCACCAGTACAAGTTCCATCACCTACTCCAAACATTGCTCCTTTTCCAACTGCAATATTATTATCTCCACTATCCCTATTATTCATTGCACTATGCCCAATAGCAACATTAGAACGAGCAGTAGCATCTGCGGCATTAGGATCACAAGTCTTCATAGCATTATTGCCAATAGCTATATTATTAAGAAAAGTATCACTCCCACCTACATCAACAGCATTACAAGCCTGATCACCAATAATTACATTACCACTAAATAAACCAGACCCATCAACATCAGTCACACCTAAGGCATTCTCAGCACCAATAACAATATTACTATTACTAATATTACCATTTTTTATTCTACCTCCTAAAAGAATATCAGTAACAGTTGTAACTCCATCTGCTGCTGCAATACTAAATTTAGTGGAATTAGATGTACCAATTGTTAATGCACCATCAGCAGCTACTCTAAGTGCTGACTTTGAAGTAGAATCTTCACCAATCCTAGCAGTACTGCCAAAGAAAGCAACTTTCTTATCAGCTTTTATAATCTCAATACCATCACTACTTATAGATAAATGTTCTGATAAATTAGTACCAATCTTTGTTACACCATCAATAGAAAAGGGATTATCATACCATCTTCCGCCAATCTTACCAAATAATTTAGCACCTAATTGTGTCTGTCTTATCTGTAAATCGCCATCAGCACCCTCTCTCCTATTAGGAGAACCAAGCTTGTTGGATGTGACTGGTCTATTTGCTCCGCCCCAATTACTCATTATTTTATTGGTCTCGGTCTGTATAGTATTGAAATATCATTTATCTCAAAAGTAGAGGATACTGATCCAGTCATGTATATTGACATACTTTTCCAATCTTTACCTTCTGATGCTGTTGAAGGAGTTAATTCTGCTACATGCCAATTTTCTAAATTATCAGCACTACTTTTATCTGCAAGCGGTGTATCACTACTGCTAAATTGATAAAGATCAGCTTCTTCTGAATATGTTCTATCATGTCCGTCTACACTATAAAAAACTTTAAGACTACTTGCATCTCCTTTATATGTGATATAAACTTTAAATAACTTTTTTGTTTGTGAAGGTAATCCAAAGTCTAAATCTTTCGTCCAATATGTTATTGTTTGAGTATTGCTAGAAGCCTGACCAAAATCATATGTCTTTAAAGCTGTTACTGCACCATTACTACCACCAGTAGTATGAAGAATACTTAAATATCCATTAGGAGATATTACAAAATTAGAATGTCTATCAGAATTAGTATTTATAATCATTCCTGTTGCAGCTCCACTAGCAGACTCAGTCCATGATTGTGTTCCCATATGATATATCCAAGCACTAGTATCATCAGAATTATCCCCAATATTTTTTAAAACAATAATACTTTGTGAACGTGGATCATATCCAACACAAGGTACATTTACACCATCTTTACTAGCAGCAGCAGTATCTACAACACTACCCTCAGAAATACCCCAATTAGCAACAGTAAACTTACCAGATGTAAGAGAGATTACTTTACTTCCATCATATATAAAGCATCCAATATAATTTGCAAATATTACTCCAAATGGAGTTTGAAATGTCTGACATGGATTCATTACACCACAATTTCTAAATGAAGCTTCTGTATAAAACTTTGTTGGATTTGATATATTTATAACATACAATGCATCTTGTTTAAATTGTAATATCTTATCTTTAAATGATACTAATGCTGTTATTGGAGTTCCATCAGAAGATGGTGAATCAAATACATTAAGTTCTGGAAAAACCCCAGGCTTATTAGGCATTGAATACATCATGCCATCAGCAAAAACTTTACCTCTAAACATATAACAACCTATAAACACAGCACCATTAGCACCAACAGTTGCAGTTCTATACCTCACATCATGTGGTGCTGGAGCAACGGTTGCATCATCAGGAGATTTATTATACATTTCATTAGCGTAATATCCATTTAATGCAACATATGTATATAATTCTGGAGGAGACTTGAAATTTATATGACCTGCTAAATCATAAACAGGATCAGCATCTAAATCCCAAGGGGTAAATGTAGAATCTAAAGCACCCTTAACGCCATCGGGAAGACTAACTTCTGCAAGTAAATACCTCTCTACTGTTCCAGCCTCTCTAAAATAAATACGTGCACCATGTATTCTTTTATCACCACCAAGCTCAGCATCATTTTCATGTCTCAAACTTACATTAAAATCTAATGTTTGATCCGTTAATGTATCTGTATTCATGAAAGATAACCCTGTTTCACACCCATTATCAAATAAATAGCTAACATAAAAAGAATAAACGATACCGCTTGATGAACCCCAATTCCCACTACCAGTAGGATTTATATATACTGTCATAGCACCAGGAGATGCTTCTATTCGTGTACCAGTTGAATCTACCATAGTTACATCATCATTGTCAGTGCCAACATCAGGAGAAGTTAATAATGCCTCGCCTGTTTGCCAACCTTTAATAACCTCATTATTATTCATATCTTTCCTATACACAAGTATAGCAGCTTTTCTTGAAGTTGCATGATCAGGCTCAAGATTAGCATCACAAGCATATAATCCGTTGCCCGATGCATAAAATGTAGGTGCAACATCTACACGACCCTCAGCATCTGCATCTGATATTAAAAACCATGCATTATCATCATCAATTTGCGTTGTACCATCTGTTGCAACTACATGCTCACCATCAGTTGATACAACAATAGTATAATCACCTTGGATTGGGGGTGAAGCTAGTGAATATCCACTTTTAAATACATAAAGCCCATACCCAGGCGATGGAATTGATGTAGTTTCACTTGATATCTCAGCGGTTGATAAAGTACTCTCCGTACTTTTTATATCTCCTAATGGCTTTATTCTTCCAACTTGTGAAACTGTCACGTTTGTAGCTTCTTGACATTCTGTATCAGATATATCACGTGGAGAAGACTTTTGATTAATACCTCCATGAAACTTAGATAGTTGGTATAACTTCTTTCTACTACCTGCTACTTGTGGTAATGGTTGAAATCCCCCAGGGATTGCATTCCAATTAATAGAGCCAGAAAAAGGAGCAGCCCCTACATTTGAAATAGAAGGCATTGAAGGCATTGGATTAGCGGTTAAAGCACCAGTTGATTGCATTAAAAGCTCATCTGCCCTTGCCTTTTCTCCAGCAACGTCAGGTGGGGGAATTATTGGAGTATCAACAGGTGCTGCTGAAGGATCATCATAGGTCTGAGAAGGATCATATGACTGCTCCATTATCATCTTTACTAATTCTGCTTTTCTTTCCGCAGGAGCACGCATAACGTCTAACATGTTAACGCCACCATCTTCATTGTAGTCAGGAAATTTTCCCATTACAGACTATTTATTACCTTTTTAACTTCAGCCCAAGCTTTATCATCTTTCTTAGACTTTGTTATTTTAACAGCAATATCACCTACTTTAATGAGTATAGCTTTTAATCCATGTTTTTTAACTGCTTTTGCTAATAATAATTTTAACATTATTTACCTACTATTTTATATATTGATTTTTTAATTGATGTCCATATAAGATCATCCCATTCTGTTGGACTAAGTGCAACAACCTTATCTATAGCTAGAATACCTATTACTACATATTCCCAATTTGCTGATAATAGTTCTACCATTTATTTATTTTCTCCTTTTTTAAAAAGTTTAATTATAATGTCTTTTATTACACCTACAGCTGTCATTGTTTTCTTAACCTCGTCTTTTGCTTCACGATTACTATCTATAAGCTTCACAGTTATATCGTGCAAGTTTTTAATATCTTCTTGTACATCTCTTGTTAGAAACCTTATTAGATACATAAGAGCATAGCCTAGACCCAATGCTACAGAAACTGGAATCCCAATTGTCTCGATTATTCCTACTATATCCAACTACACCTCCCATGTATTATTTAAGCTCTTTGTATATTTTAATTATTAAGTACACTAGTGTGGCAACTCCTACGCCTAGGCTTACAGCTTCAGGAAGCCAGCCACTAATAGATAACCACCATCCACCCATGCCTGCTCCTGTTGTTTTTAATGTGTCTACTATTCCGTCCATATATTAAAACCCTATGGCATTTATAACTTTGCCAGCCATTTCTGGTGCTATGTCTTCAAGTTCTCTTAACTTCATTTGAAATTCATATGAATCTAAACTACCTTCTGTTAATTCTCTAAATAATCTTTGCGGAGTAGTTTCTACATTAACTAATACATTTTGCTTATTTCTAAATGTTCCAGTTGGATTAGGTGTAAATTCTGGTTTTTCATATTGATATTGAGTTTTTGGCATTTTTTTTGTAGCCTTTGGTATTGATCCAAACATTCTTCCAGGTGTTTTTATACCACCAGCAATACCCATTACCATCGTTAGTAAATCCTCCTCAGTTAACGGTGCAACTTCTTGACCAAATATATTTTTACCACCAGTGCCAGAAAGAACTGATGAAAATGAACCGTTTGCTGACTTAATATCATCAGCATCTTTAGACTTTTCTCCAAATACATCTAAGATTGATTTTTCCATATCTCTAATTTGCCCTTTTTTACCCTCCGTATACTCTTTATGTCTCCCATGTAAAAATTGACTAATATCTGGGTCATTTGAATATGGTCTAGGCACATTCATTTTCTCAACCTCTTTAACTATATCTAATATATTTGCCATAATATTATCCTGTAATTAATTCGCCCCACAATGAAGTCTTACCATTTATAATTTGTATTACATGCACAGTGAAAAAGCCTTTGTCATAAAAGTCAACGATTGCAAATGCATGACTCCAATT